GCGGATGCGCTGGGTTAGGGAAACCCGCTCAGGCGACCAAGGCCCGCTCCCAGAGGCGTTGCGCGTCTCGCAAAGCCGTGATATCCGGTTTGAGGTAATACTTCGCGGTGGTTTTGATATCGCTGTGGCCGAGCATTTTGCTCACGATGGCGATGTCAGCCCCGGCGGCCAGAGTGTTCGTGGCCCATGAGTGGCGCAGGTTGCGTGCGGGCACATACGGCAGATCATGCCGCTTGCACCAGCTCGCGTAGCGGCGTGCGACCTGCGGCGGGGCGAGCTCGCCGATGAGACGGCCTCCCTCGCGTGGCCTGAGTTCGCGCAGCCGTTTGGCCGCGAAGCGCGGCAACGGGAGCGTGCGGCGGCTCAATTCGGTTTTCGGCGGCACTGTGACCTCATGCCCGCCCACCCATTGCAGGCCACGCTCGACATGCAGGACACCTGAGCGCAGGTCAATATCCGACCATTCGAGCCCGTAGCCTTCCTCGGTGCGCAGCCCGCATGAGGCGGCGCAGATAATCCACGCCTCCAAAGGGTGATCGTAGAAGCCCTGCAACAGTGCGCGCTGCTGGCGGATGCTTAATATGGTCGGCTCGTAATGCGGTTTTGCCGGCAGCTGGATGTCACGTCTCGTGATGTCCACATCCAGCATGTTCCAGCGGATAGCCCGGCGCAGTATCGCGCGCAGTACGGCCCATGCCTTGCGTGCGGCACCCGCCGAATCGAAGCCAGCAAGCCACTTGTCCACAAGCTCCACGCTTATCGCGCCCATATCCATGCCCCCGAAGCATGGCATGACATGCAGCCGCCACGCGGACTCGTACCCCACACACGTGCTCTCACGCAGATTCCGCGTGCAATACGGCCAAAACCGGTCGTTCCAAAACTCTCGTAACAGCATTTTCGACCTCCGAAAACCCACACGCCGTCTGGCCTGTCCAAACGGGTGAAACGTGTGGGTTTTCCCAAAAAAGAAGAGAAGGGAACGGGATGCCCCCATTCCAACAGTTATTAGGCTCCATGGAATTCTGGAGCGCGGCCATCCTTGCGCTCATTGGTGGCGGTGGGCTTGGCGGTCTTGTGGGAGCGTGGAGCAACCGCAGGAAAACCGAGGCCGACATCGACGGCATCACCGCCGACGCGGCCGACAAGGCCGTGAAGATTCTCACGGGCAGCATCATCGACCCTTTGCGTGAGCAGGTCGCCTATCAGGAGAATCAGATCCGGCATTTGGAGGAGGTGCAGCGCAAGTATTTCAAGGCCGTGGCCTATGTGCGCGGCCTGTCCCACTGGCTTCAATCGTTCTGCGAAGTCACAGAACCCAAGTTTTTGAAACGTCATCCGAAACCTTCGTTGCCGGACGAGCTTCGTCCGGACGTGGCCCCGGAAACAATCATCGAATCCAATAAGGAGGAGTAAACAATGACCTGATTCTAGCCCCACACGGTATGGCGTGGGGCTTTTCCATATACCGCCCCGATAATCCTGACCCACGACCGTGGGCCACAAACAACAATCCATCCCAGAGAAAGGGGACATATGGTCAAAAACAAGGACAAGCCATGGTGGAAGCGTCTGCTCGCCAAGGCCACGGCGCTGGCCGCCGCCATGTGCGTGATGCTGCTCCCGGCGACCGCGCACGCGGACATGCAGGGCGTGGACATGTCCAACTGGCAGTGCGGCGCGGACGTGTACAACATGCAGGCCGACTTCGTGATCGTCGGCACCACATGGGGCACGGGACAGGTGTACAACAACTGTCTCGTGTCCGGCGTCAACACCGACGCCAACCGCATGATCGCCCAGGCACAGGCATCCGGCAAGGAGTTCGGCCTGTATCACTACGCGATGGGCGGTTCGCCCGAAGCCGAAGCCCAATTCTTCTGGCGGAATACGTCGAACTATTGGCGTCACGGCATCGTGGCGCTCGACTGGGAGATGGACGACAACCCCGCATGGGGCAACTGGGACTGGGTACGCCGCTTCATGGCCGAGTGTGAGCGGTTGAGCGGTGGCGTGCGTCCGTTGCTGTACACCGGCCCGGTCGCCGGCACCATCCCGTCCGACATCCGCGCCAAATACGGCCTGTGGATCGCCCAGTATGCCAACATGTCGCCGACCGGCTATCAGGCATCCCCGTGGATGATTGGCGCGTACGGCGAGGCCATGCGCCAGTACAGCGGTACGGGCGTGGTGAACACGTGGAGTCCCATCGACCTCAACGTGTTCCGCGGCGAGGCATGGCAGTGGGATTTGTACGCCAACCCCACCGGTTCCACGGCCCCATCCCAGCCGGCAACGCCCGCGCCCGTGCAGCCGAGCACTCCCCCGGCCAACACCAACACGGGTGGCATCAGCCACGTCATGCAGTGGGGCGAAACCATCTGGGGCCTCGCCGTAGCGTACGACGCTTGGCCGCTGTCCGCATGGCACACGCCTTCCGGTGACATCAACCGCTACTACGTGGGCGACGTCGTAACCTACGGCGCCACCGCCACCACCGCGCCGTCCAACGGGGTTTCCAAGACCCTCCAATGGGGCGACACCGTGTGGGGGTTCGCCACCTCCCACGGCTACAACGTCAGCCGCTGCACCGTCCCCTCCGGCAACATCAACGTCTACTACGTGGGCGACGTGGTGACCTGCCGTTAACCCAAACCGATGCCGCCACCACTCCCGATGGCGGCATCACCCCATTTTTTGATCGGAGCAAAATATGACCGACAACAACACCGAAACGCCGGCGTCCACCGGCGACGTGCCAGGCTGGCTCATCCCCAGCCGCGTCTACGACGTCCTCAAATGGCTGGGCCTCATCGTCCTGCCCGCACTCGCCCTGTTCGTGGGCGCGGTCGGCCCCGCATGGGGCTGGACTCACGTGGACGCGATAGTCATCACGCTCAACGCGCTCGGTATCCTCGCCGGCACGCTTATCGGCGTCAGCGCCATCAAACAGCGCCTCGCCGCGTAACCACATAGTTCGGCCCCGCCCGGCATCGCAGACAGCTCAACAGAGCTGGGACTGCGGTCGGACGGGGCCGGTTTCTGCGTTCTACGGGGAGCGGTCTAGTCCCTCCTGCCTGAGCGCGTCATGCGGATGCCGAGCGCCGGGTCGACCACGGTATCCGACTTGGTGGTCTGGGCTCGCAACGCGAGCCGGGCCACGTCATCACGCAACGCGCGTTGCGCGGCGTTCAGATGCGGGTCATCCCACCATTCCACCGCCACATCGCCATCGTCGGAATCATCGGCCAGAGAGTCGAACCGTTCCCCGAGGAGATCCCGTATCGTATCCTCCACGAATTCGGACGGAGTGTTGACGCGCGTCTCCCGGTCCGATGAGATGTCCCATCCGGCTTCCACGGGTTCGCTGTCGAACCGTTTGCGCATGCGCCACAGCGTGGTGCGGGTCAGTCCGGTGGAGATCGTGAGCCGACTGTAGTCCGCGCCCTGCTCGAACGCGGTCCTGACGAGCCGTTCGCGTTCCATGTCGGCCTGCCGGGTTTGTTCGGCGAGTTTGTTGTGCAGCTCCCAGTTGTCGAGGAGCCGGTCGATGGTGTCGTTGAGGTCGCTCAATGGTTCTCCTTGGTTTCGTCGGTTTCGTCCTGTCGTTCCGTCTGGTAGTCGCGCATCCATTGGGTCATCACGGTTGCCGCCTCGATTCTGCCTTGGTGGAGGCGGGCCAGGTCTCCGGCCATGCGCGTGTAGTCGAATCCCAGATGTCGGGCGTGCAGGAGTCTCACGCAGTGCATGAGCTTCTGGTATCCCGCGCCGTCCGGGTCGTTGAGCAGGCTGCGGCATGTGGCCGTCATCCGCGAGTCCGCCAATCGTTCGTTGGGGTGCAAGAGCCGTCTATATTCGCGCATCGCCTCGGCGAACGTGGTGCGCGAGTCGATTGCCATGATCAGGAGGGAGGCGTCGCGGGGGGATTGCGCGTGGTTGGACAGCAGGCACATGGTCTGCCATGCCGCCGTCCCGTAGGGTTCGGGCATCGGCTGCGCCTGGCCCCACTCGACCCATTCGAGAATGAGAGGGTCGAGCGTGCACGGCAGCGGGTTATGGGACAGCCGGCGCAGCAGGCCTATGGCATGACGTTCGCTCTTGTCCTCGCGGACGAGCCCCCTTGGGCGAATCCCGTTGGCCCGTTGGCGTCCGCCCTCCAGCAGGTTCCGGACATGCAGGCGGGCGAGCCGTTGGAAACCCCGATCGTCCATGGTCAGCGTTCCCGCCAGTTGCCGTCGATGAACCCACATGCCAGTGGGTTGCGTTCGGGGAACGGCCCGTAGAGGCGTACCGCCTCGAGCAGTACCGCGGCGTTGTGCTGGCTGATATGCCCTCCGTTCAGGCGCAGCACCGCGCCCTCCGGTATGCCGGTCGTCCAATTGCAGTCCGCGGGCAGGCTCGCGAACGCGTTGCCTTCGAGGTCGAAAAAGTTCGAGACGTTTTTCGCTGTCCCGTTGGTCTCGCGTGCTATGCGTCGCGCGGCGGTGGTTATCGTGATGTCCATCATATCCTCCTCATGTTTTTGCCTGTAACTACAGGTTACTCCATGTAACATCGAGTTGCAAGTTGCAATATGAGATGGCGTGTCGCGATATCCGATAAGCAATCGGCCCCGTCCGGCCGCAGTCCCAGCTCTGTTGAGCTGTCTGCGATGCCGGGCGGGGCCGAATCGTCGTTATCGGAGGCTTTTCATCACTCGAAATCTACCAGTTCGCCTTCGATGCCGTACTCGTCACGAGCTTCATCGATAGCTACAGTCGCCGCGATGTTCCACAACACGTGCGGCCAGCCGGTCATATCAGGCCAAGCGGCCCAGAAACCCGTGTCGGTCGAGTATCCCTTGACCTCCACCGTGGGCGAATCACGGACGGCGCTGGAATGCGTTATCATCTCCTTGATTCGGTCACACATCACGTCGGTCTGTTCATCGATCATGTCCAGCATGTTCATGAGCGACATATCGACATTCGCCGGGATTCCACGCGTTCCCTCCCAGCCGGCTATTGTCGCCTGCTTGACCGCAGGCCGCTCGCCGCCGTCTGGCAGTGAGCTGACCAAGGCGAGGCAGCGGCCCAGTTCTTCCTGACTGAGTCCGAGTCGTTTCCTGCGTGCCACGAGTTCGATTGGCGTCAATTTATTCCTCCAGTTCGGAAATGATGGCTTCGACTTCTTCCTCGGCGGTCTTGTCCGCTCCCTTGATGTACCCGGGCGCCCAGCCGATGACGATGGTACCGGTCTTCCAGTTCTCTGCGATGAGGGCGACCGGATGCGTGTACCAGTTGCGACGGGTCCAGTAGTAGGCGGCATCTTCACCGGCGAAATTGAATGCGGGAGTGGTGCCGTTTTGATTGCAGTGAGCGTTGATGATGCGGTGGGTCATTTCATGTCCTTTTCTAAGGCCCCGGCCTGGCTTCATGCCTTCCGGCTAATGCAATAATTTTATCGCATGTCGGGGATTGTGTCAACTGAGATTTCTGCGTGTCGCCTAGGCTCGTGATTTTGTTTTTTGCCCACATTTTGCCCACATTATCTCGGGAAACCAAGGGAATACGCGGGAATAGCCGGGAATAAGAAAAGCCGCTCAGCCCTACTCCCGTAAGGCAAAGCGGCTATTTTCCACAGTCTAGCGAAGGTGCCTCCGGTGGGACTCGAACCCTACGGAGAAAAGCCGCTTAAACTTACTCCCGTCTCGATTATGCGGCTCTCGAAACCTCATTTGCCCACATTTTGCCCACATTCTCACGCGCCAGCATCTCACCCATGCGCTCCGACAGCTCGTCCAGATCATCATCGAAAAGGTCGGCGTACACGTCCAACGTCATGGCCGCGCTCTTGTGCCCCAACTGCCGTTGCACGGCCTTCACGTTCGCGCCCGCTCTGACCATGAGACTCGCGGCCGTGTGCCTCAGGTCATGGATTGTGAGGTGGCCGGGTATGCCGGCACGCCGCAGGCCGACCGACAACCAACCGTCATCGCGGCTCGCATTACCCCACTCGCGTATCATCATGCCCTCGCGTCCCGGCTGTTCGAATAACAGGTCGCCGGGTTTCCGGTCTGCGCACAGTCTGCGCATGATCGGATCCAGCACGACCGGGTACATGATGGCGCGGGCCTTGTAGGTCTTGGTGTCATCGGGGATGATGACGCCGCCCACCATCGGCGCGCTCACTCCTATATATATACGATGCTTTTCAAGATCGACGTCCATCACTCTCAGGGGTATGAGTTCGCCCCATCGCATGCCGCATAGTCCAAGCACGAGGACGAGGTCTCGTCTCCATGGGGTGACGCTGCCTGCCAGCCGGTCAAGCTGTTCGGCGGTGAGATACACGTGCTTCTTCCTGCGCTTGCGTGGCAGTTCGATGCCCCTCGCGGGATTATCGGGGATTCGTCTGTCTCTCTTCGCATCGTCCAATATTCCGGCAAGCACGCCATGGGCGCGAAGGACGACGCTGGCGCTTCGGGGTTTGGCGAGCACAATCTCGTTGCCCCGCTCGTCCTTGACGGTCTTACCCTGGCTGATTCCGGTGACCCATTGTTGCGCCGTCTCGCGGGTGACGGCGGATACCGGGGTGTTGCCCCATTCCGGTTTCACCCACTTCTCCCATGCGCCTTCGAGGTTCCGGTAATGGCTGGGCTTGGTGCTTAGCTTCTTTTTGGCCAGCCATGCGGGCCCCAACTCCCCCACTGTTGTCTTCCCCGCTGCGGGATCGATGTACGTGCCTTCGGCCTTGGCGACGGTGACTCGTTTCGCCGCCCAATTTTCCGCGTCTATCTTGCGCTTGAATCCGCGTTTGTCGGTCTGCGTACCGTCCGGCTTCCGGTAACGGACGCGGTAGCGGGTCTCGCCTTTGGTTGTCTTGTATCTGGTGACGTTAGCCATTTTCGGGTAGGCTTCGCCCCGTGTAGGATATGAGGCGACGCATCCTCCTTTCCATTTCTCTGGTGGTCTGGTAGTCCTTCAAGCCCTGCTGATGTTGCACCGTCAGCAGGGCAAATTCTTATCTGATGAGATCTATCACGTAATAGTAGCCATCGTCATCATCCTCATATCGGGACACCCATCGCTGAAGTCTCACGCCTCCTCTCATTCCGACAAGAGACGCAAGATTCGTGTAATCCCACGAGCGTGCGCCGATTTCACATATCGTCTCGCCACCAACGGTGATTGCCACATGGGGCTTCGCCTGCGAGCCTTTTGGAACCGGTAGAGCTATGACTTCGGCCGGCAATGTCGCTTCCGGGATGCCATTCAGAAGACGTTCTATTACGGGAGAATGCTTGCCGACGGTTTTATGAAAGACGGCTCCTATGTCGGCCCCATTCTTCAGTTCGCAGCCTAGGGCCACGACGAGCGGGAACCGGTGCGGGAAGTCGTACCACTGGTTCCACACGCATTCGATGTACGCGAATCCGTAGCGGTCCAGATAATCGCAGAGCTTCCATGAGGACAGCACGCCGAATATCGCCCCATTGTACGCGAGCGCATATCCGCCGTCTGCGGTGTCGTACTCAGTATCGGTGAGGACGCTCGTGAGTATTGTCCGCTGCCTGATTATGCCCGTGAGGAACCTGTGCCCGGGAGGGATGCGAAGAAGCGGCCTATTGTCGTACACGTAGACTTTGTACTCAACGGGTCCGGTCATCACGTTCTGCGGTGTGGGCGGAACGGCAATATTCGCCATATTAGCTGCTGGTCCACGCGACACGTTTTTGAGAAAACCAAACATAAGCTCTCTTCACCCTATGCGGCCACACTGTCGTGCAGCATTTCCTTGTAATCGCTGACGAGGGATAGGGTGACTTCCAGCTCGTCGGCAATACGCCAGACGTTCCCGTCGTACATGCGTTCGGCCAGCGCGTATTCGGTTGGCGATATCAATAGCCGAGCCGTCTCCGCGCGGGTGCGCATCTCATGCAGGCCACACCGGTCATCACCGTGGGACCAGTGGACCAGCTCATGCACGAGGGTGCAGCGTTTGGCCACGTATGGGAGACGACGGTCTATGAGTATCGTGCGAGTGCGCTCGCTGTAGCAGCCCATCATGCCGTTGGGCAGGTGGTCGGCGCTGCGTATCTCCACGTCGAGGCCGGCGCTGTAGATGGCCATGCGCACATGGCCATAGGTGTCTCTCAGGTTCAACGGCAATGGTCTCATGCTGGATCATCCCCGTTCCCGTATTCGATGTACTTCTCCTTGTCCGGGTCGGTGTAGGCCGCAAGCTCCATCGGATTATCCGCCAGAATACGCTTCGTCTCCTCCACGCGACGCTCGTGCTCCTGTTCGGCTTCGATGTCGCCGTGCTTCGCGGCCATCGCATAATAATCACGAGCGGTCGCATCGTCCGAATCAGGTTCCACCGACAATGACACCGGGCCTCGCTCGGCACGTTCAATGAAGCGCTCGGCGGCCTCGATTAATTCGTGAGGGTATACTCCGAACACCTCTGCAAGCTGCGCTAGCTGAATGACGTTAATATTGCGCTCATTTTGCAATAAACGAATCAAAGTACGCTCATTCAAGTTCGCTTTTTTTGCAAGTTCTTTGATAGTCAAATGTGCCGCAGAGCGTTCTGCTGCAATAGCTTTTGACGTTGCTTCGTTCATGTCCATATGGACAGTCTACAGCACTTTGTAAAGCCAGCGTACTGTCCATATGGTCGGCGTGTCGTGCTTGACAGTGACTATTTGGTCAGTAATATGAACCATATGAACACTCTGGAATACAGCAAGCAAGTAGCCGAGAACGTGAGTAAAGCCCTCAATGGTGCCAATCTCAGCGTCTCTGCCGCAGCTGAAAAGACCGGTATCCCCCGCACCACGCTTTCACGCCATCTGAACCATCCAGAAACAGCTCCGTTTGACGTAATCGAATTAAGTCGAATCGCTTCCATCACACGAAAGACAGTGAGTAGCCTTACTCGGTTCAAGGCCACTCCTGCGCTCGCTGGCAAGGAGGTGGCGTGATGGTGTGGTGGAAGCGTGACGGAAAGGCCCGCCAGCCTGAGGAGCCCCTGCCCGAGCCGCTGCCCTGCCCGGTATGCAACGGCCATGCCGAGGCTGTGATTGATATGTACACGATTGGCGGTTACGCGGGTCAAGACGACTTCTGTGGATGCAGGTGTTCCGTATGTGGCTACGGGTTCTTCGGCGCCACCGGTGGCCCGAGAAGCGAGCGTGAGGCCATCAGCCGATGGGAAATACTGGTCAGGAACACGCTTGACGTCATAGCCGAGCCGCTGGAGGAATGCCCGAAATGCCATATCGCCCCGGAGGTCAAGCAAAACGTCGTGGAAGGGCAGGCGTTCCTCCAATGCCCGAAATGTCTCGAAGCCGTTTGCGGCGACGCCCCCGTGGCGGTCAAGTTCAAGTGGAACCGCCAATGCAGACGCCGGCAGGCGGCGAAGCTCAAGGCGGCGCGACAGGCCAGATTGCTGGAACGAGTCATAGGAGAGGACGTGGATTGATGAATGCCAAGGATTACGGCCATCACTTCAGCGGCTACCGGAAGCCGGAAGCCACCGAGCCGTCCCAAGGTTTCATGCGCCGTCTCGTCTTCTGGATTCTCGTGTTCGCGGTGTGCATCGGATGGGTGATGACCCACACGGGTTGCGCGCATCCCATCGGCAACGGTTTGGCCGCGCTCATGGGCTTCGGGTTCGTTCCCCTGCGGCTCCTGTGCCTCGTTTTGAGCGAGGCGGGCGTCGAATAACAGTCTTGCCGGCAGGCGTGGAAAACCCGTCGGCCAAGCGGAAGGAAAACCGGTAACCCACGTTGATAACTGAAAAAAACAACTGACAGATACGGTGTCAGTTTTTCTTGAACCGGCGTCGGCCTGCTACCAGCGTTTGCTATTCGGGCCGGCGTCACGGGCGGTGCAGGTTGCCCCAGTCGAGATCGCGTAGGTCATGTGTGCGCGGCAAAGACCGGGACCACGGTTCGATCCCGTGGCTGTCCACGAACGCAAGTTCAAAAAAAGAAAGCCCCCGCTGGCACGGGGGCGAGAAGAAAAACTCTCAACAGAAAGGATACTCCGATGGATGAATCGATTCGGGAGCTCACCACGAAACAGGCCGTCGAATTCCTCAACCACACGGTCGCCAAGCACACGCTTGAGAACCTGCGCTACACGGGAGGAGGCCCGCGATTCCATAAACGCGGGGTGAAACGCGAAGGCCGGAAAAGGGACACGCGCCGGGTGGTCTACCCCATCGACGAACTGACCCGCTGGGCGACCGAGAACGATCTGCAATGCAGGACGGAGGCCGCATGAGCGCCGATGACAACGACATGTGGCTGGCGGTCGCGGCCCGGCTGCTGCCCAACCTGGACATCCTGACCGCCCACCCCACACGGCAGAGCCTCGCGAGCCTCATTGGCCTGAGCGTCCACGAGGCCGGGCTACGGCTCGTCGGACTACGAGAGGATATGGATGACGGACACGGTGGAACTGTGGAGCCCGATCACGGATGCGGGCATGAGCATGACGCCGGGCGAGCTGATCGTGGGGTTCATGGATCTGGTCAGCGAGCGGAACAGTCAGACCGGCAACCCGTACCTGTACGTGATGCCGTTGCCGGGCATGGTCGTCATCGACAGGCAACGGCGCAGGGTGAGCGCGCGAGTGGAATACGTCAGCAAATCGAAGTTAAGGAGCAGGAATGAAGCGAGTGACCGTTGACATGGCAGCGAAGGCGACCGGACTGTTCGACGTGCATCGGTTCCGCCAGCACACGAAGACGGAGCGTGAGAGCGCATGGCATGCGTTCCGCGCGTTGGGCGTGGGCGGCTCGGATATGAGCACGATTCTCGGCCTCAACCCGTACAGCACGCCGTATGAATTGTGGCTGGAGAAGACGAACCGCCAGCAGCCTGAGGACATCAGCGGCAAGTGGGCGATCATCAAGGGCAACGCCTTGGAGGTCGAACTACGCCGCCGGTTCCGCCAACTGCACCCGGAGTACCAGGTCATCGACGGCACCGACATTTCCTTGGTATCCAAGCAGCATCCGTTGATGCACGCCTCGCTGGACGGCTTCGTCTACGACGAGGCGAGCGATTCGTGGGGCATTCTCGAGATCAAGACGGCGAACGCGAACCGTGGGCGCACCGACTGGCACGACGAGACGGGCGAGCTAATCGCGCCGGATTACTACTTGGCGCAGGTCACGCATTACATGGCCGTCACCGGCTTCTCATGGGGCGTGTTCTACGCGGATATCGGCGAAAGCGAGCCGGTGGAGGTGCGTTTCGAGCGTGACGAGGCCGACGTGGACGCCGTGATCAAAGCCGCCGAGGACTTCTGGGGTTTCGTCACCCGCGACGAAATGCCCGCCCTGACCGGCACGGACGTGGCAAAGGCCTACCCGGAGCCTTCGGAAGGCATCGAGGATATGAGCGACAGCACTGATCTGCGCAAGCTCATGGCCGACTACCAGCAGGTGACCGCCGACCTCAACGCCATGAAGGCCCGCAAGGAGGAATTGCAGGACTGCATACTCCCCTATATCGGCGACCACGAGGGGGTGCGCTGCGGCAACATGCAGGCCACCTACAAGCACAGCACGCGCAAGGGCTACACGCGGGTCGTGCAGCCGTGGGAGGGCCGCACCTTCCGATTCACCGAAATCAAACCGAAGAAAACCAAGTAAAGGAGACCCGATATGGGACAGTTAGCGACACAGGCGCAGAACGCGCAGATGCAGACGATGAACCCGCAGCAGAACATGAAGAGCCTGCTGGAAAGGAGCTGGCCGCGCATCGCGGCCGTCATCGGCAACAACCTCAGCCCGCAACGCCTCTACCAGATGTACGTGAGCACCATCAACCGCGAACCGCAGCTCGCCAACTGCGGCGTGGAATCGGTGCTGTCCTGCTTCATGAAATGCGCCGCATTGGGCTTGGAACCGTCGAACGTGGACGGATTGGGACGCGCCTACATCCTGCCCTACGGGAACAAGAACTACCGCACCGGACAGAAGGAAGCCACACTCATCATCGGCTACAAGGGCATGATCGACCTCGCACGCCGCAGCGGCCAGATCAGGGACATCAGCGCCCGCGTCGTACATGAGGGCGACGAATTCACCTACAGCTATGGCCTGAACGAGGACCTGCGGCACGTGCCATGCGCGAAGCCCGGCAAACTCACCCATGTGTACATGATCGCGAACTTCAAGGACGGCGGGCATTACTTCCAAGTGATGAACGCCGACGAGATCGAGGCGGCGGCGAAACGCAGCCCCAGCTACGGCAAGGCGGTCAGCCCGTGGAAGTCCGACTATGAGGCCATGGCGAAGAAGACGGTAATCCGACGCGCGTTCCCCTACCTGCCGGTCAGCGTGGAGGCCCGCGACGCGGCCGCAAGCGACGACCAGACACCGGATTATTCCGACGTGTTCCGTCCACTGCCCACCGTGACTGCGGACGATTCGCCGGTTGACGTGAGCGTGGACGAACCCGAGGAACCGGAACAGCCGCAGCCGTCTCCCGTCGAGGCGAAGCGTTCTGAGATGATTCGACGCTTCCAGACCTTGGGCGTGGCTTCGGACGCGGAGGCGTGCGAGACCATCTCGAAGATTCTGAACCGCGAAGTGAAAGCCAGCGACGAACTGTCGGAGGCTGAGCTTGACAAGGTGATCGGCCAGTTGAAGGCCAGCGTGAAGGAAGGTGAGTGAGGCCATGGCGGGAAGAGCGACCATCATCATCCAGGGCACGGCGTGGGGCGTGCGAGAAACGCAGAACGGCAAACGGTATCTGAGCGTATCGGTGTCGCCCGGCTACCGTGACCGGAACGGCAACTGGGTCAGCCAGCCGGAACAGTACTACTCGGTGTGGCCTGCGGGCTATGCGAACCTCAACCCCGTGTTCGACCAGATTTCGCAGTTGCGTCAGAATCAGGACCAGTTCGTGGACGTGACCATCGTGGGCGAAATCAGCGGCCTCGACGCCTACACGAACAAGAAGGGCGAGCCCGCCGCAAGCTGCAACGTCAACGCCAGCGCTGTGGCCATCACCAACGTTCGCCAGAAGAACGGCGGACAGCAGGGTTACGGCGCGAAGGCCGGTTACGCGCAGCAGCCGCAGGGGCAGGCGCAGCCTCCGGCCTCCGACCCATGGTCCAGTGATCCGAGCTTCTGATGCTGCATTTGTATCACGATGAGACGCCGACGGACGTGGAACCGGTCTGCCCGAAGCACGGCTGCACGCTGTACCCCGCAAGACCGATTCCATGCCCCATGTGCGCGGAGGAATCCGACGAGCTAGCCGCCGAATACGGATTGGAACGATAAGAGATGGCACGCAACAGGAAAACCGCGAAGGGCGAGGGCGCTCGCTTCGAGAGCGCGGTCGAGATGTACATGCAGTGGGCGTTCGACGACCTCCGTATCGTGCGTCGCCGCACCAAGGGACGCGATGACCCCGGCGACATCGGCAACCTGTACTGGAACGGCAACCCCGTCGCCATCGAATGCAAGAACACGCGGGAAAAGGCGTACCGCGCCCAATGGGCCGAAGCCGTAGACGAAATGCATAACATCGGCGGCGAGATCGCGGTGCTCGTCAAGAAGCGTCCCGGCGTCGGATACCGGAGTCTGAAAAGCATCGGCCGCCAGTCGTCGATTACCAGCCGCGACATGCTGAGCCTGCTGCGACAGGGGCTGAACGCACCGATGCCGCTCACGCTCGAGGATGTGCCGCGCAATCCCGATCTGGTCGGCATGACGCTAGAGCAGTTCTGCCTGCTCGTCAACCACGGCCTGCCATTGGGCCCCGAATCGAGGCCGGATGATGGCCAGGATTAACCCGCACGCCTACATCGGTGGTAGCCGTCGCACTGGTTCGCGTGGCGGCTACCACCGCAAACCCGCGACCAACGGGGACGGGGAGGGGCTGAAGCCCAGCGAGATAATCGCCGCCAGCCCCGCTGCTGGAACTGATAGCCGCGAATACCAAAGAGACAAGAGAAAGGAGGCGGACTGATGGCCAGACAGGGCTACGGGAAGCTGAGTAACGGCTTCCATTCGAACACGAAAGTGCTGAAGCTACAGCGTATGCGTCCGAGCGCACTTGGAGTGTACTGCATGGCCATTTCCTTCTGTTCCGACGTGCTCAACGACGGCGTGATGAGCGAGGACGACGTGATCTACCAGCTCAACGCGACCGACGAGGACATCGAAGCGCTGCTCAAGGTCGGTATGTTCGAACGTTCGGACGACGGCTCCTACCGCATCCACGATTATCTTTCCCATCAGTCCAGCCGCGAACAGGTGGAGACGAAGGCGGAGGGCGCTCGCAACCGCAAGCGCAAGCAGCGTTCCGAAGCCGATGTCACACCCGAGTCACGCGGGGACGAAACGAATGTCACAAGCATGTCACGCCGTGACAATTCGAATGTCACACCCGAGTCACGCGGGGACTCTTTAACCAAGAACCAAGAACCAATAACCAAAAACCAAAAGAATTCTTCTAACGAAGAATTCTCTCTCCCCCAAACCCCCTCGCAAGCCGAGGGGGCCACCGAGAGCGCCGACGAGGATTACCCCATCGAGTTCGAGCAGTTCTGGACGACCTATCCGCGCAAGACCGGCAAACGCAAGGCGTACGCGGCTTGGCGGAAGGCGCGGAGGAAGACCAACAACGTGTATCTGCTCGCCAAGGCCAGCCTGTACGCTGCCGACCCGAACCGTGAGCCCGGCTACACGCTCACTCCGGCGAACTGGCTGGACGGCGAACACTGGGGCGACGACCCGCTGCCCGCGAAGCCGACACCCGGAGAGCCGAGCCCGGAGGCCGAGCATCAGCGCAGACTGCGTGACGTGGGCTACCTGTGCGCTCATGTGGACGACGAGGAATGCCAGCGTGCGGCGTTGGCGTTGTCGGAACAGCAGCAGGCGTTGGCGAGATCGAAATGGCCGGACGAATGGTACCGGCTGTGGCGGCGCGCTGAGACCCTGCGAGACCATGAGGAACGCGAACGCATGGAGGCCAGGTCATGAGCGACACCGGTGATTGGAAGTGCCGGGAAGGCCTGTTCACCGACTTCCTCGTGGCGAACCCGTGCCTTGACGGCGACGCCGACCTGCAATGGTGGCTGTACCGCACGTACTGGCAGGGCTCGAAGGGCGGGCACCGGAACGCGTTGAACGCGGTCATGGCCGAAGCCCGCAAACGCGGCGTCACCTGCACCCTGTACACGGACCCCGAAACCAAGCGAAAACTGGAGGCAAGATCATGAGCAGGAAACCCTCATTGAGTGAGCGTCAGATGGGTCTGGCCGTCGACTTGCAGGCAGTCATCCAAAAGCTGCTGTCCGCGTCGATGGACCTGACCAGCACGCTCGTGGATTACTCCGACCTGCAATCCGATTCCGCCCTGGTGTCGGACTCCTACGCCGAGCTGGCCGATATCGTCGACAAGCTGGATGTGCTGCTGCGAGACGTCGATGAGGAGGGAGTATGAGCGACGGATTCCCGACCCCGCAGGAGCGTGCGATGGCGTGGCTGTTGGAGGCCACGGAGATTGGCGGCATGAGCAGGCCGGAGACCGCGCTATACGCCTATCAGTCCGGTTTCACGGCGGCGCTCGACCTGTGCATCGAAATCGAAACACGACTCAACAAGGAGGAAACCGATGACCATGCTGCTTGATGGACGATTGCGCGACCTCGCGACGCAGACCCACCTGCTCGAGACGAAGGTGAGTTCGCTTGGCTGGATGGCCGGCGCCGACACGAAGACGTTGAAATCAATGACCCGCGCCCAGGCGCATCTCATGCTCGCCGAATGCGACCTGCTGGACGCAATCGAAAACAACGAAACGGAGCAACAATGAATGACAAAGTACGAATCAACGACATCGAATACATTCCAGTACCCAATGAAATCCACCTGTTCGGACGCACATACGTGCTCGACGACTGTTCGGACGAAAACCGGATAGTGTTTCTCACCGCGTTCCTCGACGAACGCATGAAGGGCGTTCCCCGCAAAGAACGGTTCGGGCTTGCCGGCAAATTCGGTTCGATGGTGGCCGACGAGTACGAGCGTATCCACGGCAAACGCCCAGCCGCGCCGACCGACCGGGGCAAAACAAGCGTCAAACGCTACTACTCGACCAATGATTTGCCGATGATCTGGGAAGTCTGGCACAGGTTCGCAAAGGAATTCAACATCAACGACGAAGGAGCAGACAATGAGCAGTGAGAAACCATTCTGGGAGGGAAAGACAGGCGAGGAGCTGGCCGGATTGCATGTCAAGGTCACGTTTGAGACCGGGGCCGTAGCGGAAGGCATCCTCAACGACGATAGATGCATCCATCTCGGCTCATACTCTTTTTTCCGGGTTTTCGGCTCAGGTCATGATGGCCTCGTAGAACCGGCTACCCCTATCAAGTCAATCGAATTGGTGGATGACCCCGAGTGTGAGCGTATCGATGACATCAACGCCGTGCGCGTGGGCGACGTGTACGTGGGAACAGACGGCAACCGATACCCCGTCGTGGGACTTGCTGAGTTCGCGGACTACCCCTTGAGGGTAAAGGTTTCCGGTGGGGCTTGCTTGCCCCACCGTGATTACTTTGCCTATGCGTTGCGGCCGAAGCCGAAGCTGCCCGACCATGACGGATTGTGGCTGGACAAGGATGATGCGATCTGGCAGGTTTACGATCATCAAGCGATTCCTGTCTACGACGACGCTGACGGATGGGGAGTACAGCGGGAGATTTTCTCAGTCTCCCAACTGGGTCAATACGCCCCGTTCCGTCCGGCCAAGGCGGTGGAAGCATGAGCATCATCAGCAGTGAGGCGGACAGCATCTACATCTACGAAAGTCTCGTGCAGTCCAACCATCCTGACACTCTACCCCCGCTCTACCACGACGAAGACCTCCGCAAAGCCTACGTGCAGGGCGCGTCCCGCCAGCCCACGGAAGCGGAAATCAAAGCCGCCCTGAACGAAGTCCGGGAGTTTATCGTGCTCCCCGGCGGGTTTTTGGAAAACATCATCAGAACCGCCCTCAGCGCGGCACGGAGAAAGGCCACAGAAGAAATGAGCAATCTTATCCACTGCGATATGTGCGGCTACCTCATGACCAAACGTTGGAGCGAAACCATTGACGGTAAGACGTATTGCCGCGATTGCGTTCCGAAGAAGCGTCTCATCGATTCGGGTGAGCCGACCGAGTTCGATGATACCGACGAAATCGTATGCCCTTACTGCGGGCACCGATACGAAGATTCGTATGAATGCGGCGGCAATGACGAATACTTCGAGGAGGAGTGCGAGAACTGCGGACGAGAGTTCAACGTGACTCGCATCATCGACATCAGCTATGACACCAAGCCGAAGGAGGCAACGGAAGAATGAGCGGGACACGGCAGTATCGCCAGCTTTCAGCCGAAACGTTGGATACGCTCCTGCGGCTTATCGCGGAGGACGAGTTGACACCGAAGCAGATCGCGGAACGCGTCGGAGTGTCACGCCAACAGGTCTACGAGTATCGAAAGAAACTCAAGGACCGCAAGAAGAGTGAGCCGCTAACCGACATGTCCACGCTCGTGATTCACCAGCGAGTCGTATTCCGCCCAGACACGACCATCGAGAACCCGGAGGATGTGAACGGGCCGAGCTTCATCGACCCGGACAGCGGCTTCGACTGCTCCCGATGCGGACAGTCCCTAAGCCGTGACTGGTTCACCATCCAGGGCAACCGTATCAAACCTGATTTCCGGTATTGTCCCGGCTGCGCTGGCGTGGCCACTTCTTACAGGGATGACACGATAAACCCTTCAGGGAAGGAGACAGACGATGAGCACGACGATTAACGCTGAGGGGAATGCGAGGATTCTCGACCCGTCGAAATTCGACTGCATCGAGAACATCGATGATCTGAGGGCCGGTGATCTTGTTGTTCTCACGAACGGCAATCATTATCCGCTTCGCTGGTCGCCGATGAGTTTCGGCTTCGGCGGTTACATCCCAGTCTATGCGGAGGAGGATTACGACCATACCGAATTGTATGTCCCCGAAAGCATGTTCGATTACGCGCTGCGGGACAAGGAGGCAACGCAGTGAGTAATCCGAAAGTGTTGGTAGGTAACGTTTCCGCTCACTCGATGCTGCGGGACGGGAAGAAGCTGCTCAACGTGGCGTTCACCGATATCAACTTCGCCGCGAACTTCTTCGACAAGACCATCGGAGAACGACGGCTCACGGATATCCAGTTCGCGTTGAACGACGTGTACGAGCATTACGTGGCGATGACCAAGGCCATCGAACACATTCAGCAAATCGGGGAAGAACTGATAGCCGAAGGAATCAAGGAGGCGGAAGCATGAGCTATAAAGCGAGGATATTCACCCGCGAGGAGCTGCGCAAGGCATTCGAAAGAGTCACTGACGTCTATGAACTGTCGGCACAGCTACCACTCGAAACCGACATCGACAACGCCGTGAGCCTCATGTACGACCATTACGGCGAGGAAACCGAGGTGGAGGAATGAAACCACGAGTGTATGGCGATTTGGTCCAATCCGCCGTCGAATTGAGTTGCTTCGGTACAGGCCAGTCAACCATCGAGGAAGGCCGCGAAGCCTATCAAACGTGGCTGGCCGAGCATGACCGGCAGATAGCCGAACAGGCATGGGAGGACGGATATATCCAAGCCGTCAGGAACATGAACCCCATGCCCGGCGAGGAACCGCCCGAATACACGCCAAACCCCTACGCGAAGAAGGAATTGAAATGAGTGACAAGAATATGGTCGCGGTTTACGAACGACGTGACGGCAGCAAACCGAAACTATGGTCTGTGTACTGGTATCTGGCGTGGATCGTGTTTTCCTCGTTCTGTCTCGCGGTGGGCATCATGTCGGGGAATACGACGGTGGTCGTCGTTCAAGCGTTCTGTCTGCTGTGTTTTCTTGGACTCACCGTCTGGGAGTTGAACCATCTGACTTGGAATGTCGTGGAGTACACGGTGAAGATTTCCCACGATAAGGCAGAGGAGGTCGTCAATGAGTTGGTTTGATGACTTCTACCGGATAGTTGGCAAAGGCGACGTGCGGGACTCCGATTTCATTCTCAACGGCGAAAGCTTCTACTGCCCCCAATGTGGCAGACACCTAAAGGCTGCTACAGGAACCGTGAAAGGCTCCGAGGAGAAACGCTATCGGTTCAAATGCGTTGACCGAATGCATTACCGCACCAAGTGGCATGAGTCGTATCAGGCCGCGTTGATGGAAATGATCGAGACGTTCGAGAAAGGGGAAAACGCATGAACGAGATTCAGCTTACAGACCATTTGACCGCGCGAATCAGCGCGGAAGGCACCTGCGGCCGTTATCGAGCCAAAATCTGCGAGGACGGCAACTTCAGAGAATCCCTGTACGCCATGAGCCTCAAACGTCTCAAACGCAAGTGCGAGAGGTACGCGAAACGTGAACGCAAGGCCATCGCATATGTCGCCACGCTCAAGGAGGAATCATGAGGAAACCATTCAAGGACTGGACGTTGGAGAATTTCGTCGGGTTAGCGATGCTCGCTACTGTGACCCTATTAGTGGCGTCCGGCCTGACGGCCATCTGCTTCGTCTGCTGGGCTTCCGTGCAGACACCCGTACAGCCGGAGCAGACCATCAGCCAACGAATCGAGACCACCGGCGACGTCAAACGTCTCCGCATCGAGGCCAAGACCGATGGGCGCATCGACGCCATGAGCTGCCAGCTCATCGACACGCATACAGGAGGTGTGAAGTGAGCGCGACGAACAACCAGCGTGAGCTGATACTCAAATGGCATCGGAGCAAAGCGGCCACGCCCGAGTATACGGCGAAGCTGCTCGGCGTGCCATTGGATGAGGTGCTGTACATCATCGCCCATCCTGAAACGCCCGCACCCCACAAGGATGATTTCACGCCCGAATTCATCGAACCATTGCTCTGAATTCAGCGTAAAAACACTGAATTCAGCGTAAAAAAACGAAACCCTCCACCGAAAAGATGGAGGGCACGCTCACCAAGCACCATGATAGCCGGAACGTGGAGGGTTTCAAACAATGTTCATCACCACCGAACCATGCCAATACTGCGGCAAACAGCAGGTCGAGGCACCATGGACGCTCTGCCAGGACTGCCGCCGACAGTACGCGAAAACACTCCACTCATTGCGCCATAACATGCAACTATTGCAGCGGGTCGCACGGCATGAGTACAAGCTCACAGAGCCCGGCAGCGGCGGGAAACCGCAGGGCGGCGAGGCACCCGCGCCCGTCAACATGCACGCCATCGACCTGCTCGACGAATCCGAATCATTGCTGCAGGACGCATGGTACGACGCGGGATCCGTCTGGTCCGACAGATGGCAGCGGCTCATCCCCCGAATGCAGTCGCATCTCGCATGGCTGTGCAAGGCCACCAATGCAGGCCGGTTCCTCCGCCAGTTGATTCGCGCGAACCAGCGCATCATGCCATTGGTTGACAGGAGGCCGCGCACCCGCAGGATAATCGGCGTCTGCCCCGAATGCGGACGCGAGGTCATGGCCGCGAAGGGCGAATCACTGCTGCTGTGCAAATGCGGCAACCCCATCAACGTGCAGGAGCTGCGCGAACAAAGCCAAGCCAAGGCCGAAGCCATGCACCTGACCAAGACACCGGCAGGCATGAGCGAATGGCTGCGCGAAAACTACGGGTACGAGGTCAGCCGCAAGACCATCACCGACGCATTACGACGCGGCAAACTACCCAGCAGCAAACCCATCGAAAACGGCTACTGGGAGTTCAACATCCGCGAAATCGTGGCTCTCGCCATGTCCAAGACTCGACATTAATACCTCCAAAACACCTGACACGCGAAACACAAAACCCAAGCAGGAGTAGGCTGCCGCCACCCCGTGGTATACTCCGTATCAGGATTAGTGCGAAAGCCTCTGAGACATACGCCTCAGGGGCTTTACCCATATCCACCCAATGGTCATGTGCCATGGCAATCAACCGGCATGACCACCTATGCGCGTAGCTCAGCAGGTAGAGCAGCAGTCTCCAAAACCGCAGGTCGCTGGATCGAAGCCAACCGCGTATGCCACGGCTTGCGTACGGTAGAGACCATAGCCGGCCACAGCAGCGACTGCTAGGGCGTGACCACAATAGACCCACAGAGGTCGGGCCACCGCGAATTCGAATCCCACCCAAGCCACCAATCCACTCGTCGAGTAGGCAATCATGAGCAACAAGGCAGGTTCGGGCAGATACCAAAACGGAGCAGCCCGCCGCAAATGCAAAACCAGACACATCGCGGCCGAGGGACCAATACCAACCTGCGCACTCTGCGGCAAACCCATCGACCTCACGCTCAAAACACCACACCCACTCAGCTGCGAACTCGATGAGATCATCCCATACAGCCGAGGAGGCTCGCCAACCAGCTATGACAACACACAACTCACACACAGAATCTGCAACCAAAGAAAGAGCAACAAAATAACCACCAACACCACAGGCCACCAAAACACAAAACAACAACCACAAAACACCATCCCGATCAGCCGCCAATGGTAACCGGGGGCCAACCCCTCCCCCTCCCATGCAAGGCTCCCCACAGGTCAGAGCGCCGCCGTCCCCCCGAGATAAAAACAGAAGATTGTACGCATGGTTTTTTGTTAGCCATTTTGCCGCCCAGAAGCGCCATCTAGCGCCTATCTAAGCCAATTGTGAGTTTTTTGCCTGCGCGGTCAATCCTGTGTTATAGGGAATTTATCAACAAAGAAAAAATGGAGAAATGTTGAAATAAAGCCATTTAAGCGTTACAGATATGGTATAATAAAAATACCGCTGCGATATTGGCGTATCCAGCGGCGTGACCGACCGATAAGGAGTCGATATGGATGAGTATACCCGTCGCGAGATGCTGAGATTTCTCTCAAAAATCAAAACATTGAATAATGGATGCTGGGAATGGACATCAACCATCAACCGTAAGGGGTATGGCGTATTAAGCGTCCACGGGAAACCAGTTGCCGCCTATCGCGTCTCGTACATGTTGTTTCGCGGCGAAATACCGCCTGCAATGCAGATTGATCACATCTGCCATAATCGAGCGTGCGTCAATCCCAATCATTTGCGTCTAGCTACCACGACTCAGAACAATGAAAATCACACAGGAGCGAATCGCAACAGTGGAACTGGCGTTCGAGGCGTATATTGGGAAGCCGCCAGGCAGAAATATCGTGTCGAAGTCATCAGCAAAGGCAAACGTCATCGGAAAGGCGGGTTCTCGAACTTAAGCGATGCTGCTGCATACGCTCGCGAGCTGCGCAATGAATTGATGACCTTTAATGATGCGGACAGGCAATGAGCAATTGCGAGGAATGCGGAACATTTTTAGGCTCTGTCCAATTTCATGGCGGCAGTGTGCAACGCTTTTGTTCAACTCGCTGCCGTGTCCGTGCCTATCGAAAAAGACATCAGATACCGCAGGAGCTCAAGTCGTTGCCCCGTTGGGTGCGCGCCGTCGGTAAGCGTCCGATCCAGTGTGATGGGTCGCCGGCCAGTTCGACCGACCCCGATACCTGGGCATCATATTCGGAGACCATGCGTTCCAGAGCCGGTGACGGCTACGGTATCATGCTCGGCGATGGGCTCGCGTGCTGGGATTTCGACCATGTGGACCCCGCTGACCCGCCCGCGCAGGCGGTGGAACTGTTGTCCGAAGCGATCTATGCGGAGGTTTCGACCAGTGGACATGGTTTGCATGTGTTCGTCCGTTCGTCGGAGTCGAGTTTCCGGCGTGACGGCGTTGAGTTTTATTCGCATTCGCGGTTTATCCGCATGACGGGGAGGAGGTGGCCGAAGTGACCACGGTTATTCGTAATCAGGGCACGAGTCTCGCGGTGCGTGAGAAGCTCGCCGCCGAAGGCAGGCCCGTGCTGTTGGCGTTTTCGTGCGGCAAGGATTCTATTGCCGCGTGGCTGGCGATGAAGGACATGGGCATCGAGGTTATCCCCGCGTACCTCTACTATGTGCCCGGTTTGAGGTTCGTTGACGAGGAGCTGGACTGTTTCGAGCAGAAGTTCCAGACCAGGATCAAGCGCTATCCGCATCCGTCGTTGTACCGGTGGCTGAACAATGCGGTGTTTCAGGCTCCCGAACGGTTGAGGTTTATCGAGGCGGCGCGTTTGCCGGAGCCGTCGTATGAGCAGATGTGGGATTTCATTCGCGCCGACATCGGCTTGGATAAGAGCACGTGGTGTGCGGATGGTGTGCGTGCGGCCGATTCGATTCAGCGTCGCGGCGCGTTCGTCCAGTACGGGTACTGGCGGCGCAACCTCAAGAAGGTCAGCCCTATCGGGGATTGGCTCAAGGGCGAGGTATTGGACTGCATTCGCGGGCATCATATCGAGCTGCCGTGTGATTACGCGTGGTTCGGCCGCTCGTTCGATGGCATCGACAAGCGTTTCACCAAGGTTCTCAAGGACAAGGCACCGGACGATTACGCGACGCTGCTTGAATGGTTCCCTTTGTTGGAGGTGGATCATGTCAGGTGATTTCAGATTCGATTTTTCCAAGAAATTCAAGGGCAAGCGTGTGCAGCCGGTGCCGGAGAATCTGGACGAGAACGCGAGGGAATATCGAGAGCGTGCCCGTGCGGAGCGCAAGCGGTTCGTGGATGCGACCGACACCGAATTCTGGTTGTGCCTGTGCTTCCCCTCCACCGCCGAGATGACGCGGTGGCGTGAGCGGTTTGGTTTCGGCGAGGAACACCGGATTTACGTGTACCGTGATGTCGAGGAGTTGCTGGCCTCGTTCCGTCCGTCCAGGTCGTCCGCCGTGGCGTTCGGTGCCGGTGTGGGTTTCGCTGGCGGTCTCGGTTTCGCGGAGAAGACGCCCGACCCGCTCGCCGGGGTCGAGTACACCGATGATCTGGAAAGGGATTGTCTCGCCGAGTTCGCCGCCCTGCACAAGGCGCTGGTTTCGGCTCGCAGCCCGGAAAAGATTGTCGAGCCGACCGATTCCGAACACTGGTTCGCCATCGCGTTCCCGTTGCGCGACGATAAAGACTCTTTCCTCGCCGAGTACGGTCTTCGCAAGCTCGGTGACAAGTACTTGGACGGCAGGGCCGTCATGAAGAAACTTGGCGGCTGACGTTCCGCTCTCTAGGATTTGGCCGCTGTGTTTCGCAGCGGTTTCTCTTTTGCTCTGGAGGGGAGGTGAATCATGCGAAACCTGTTCCAGCGTGCCGGCAATGCGGTGCGTAATGTGGCCGGGCGTATCCGCAGCGCTTTTTCCCGCAGCGGATCGCGGTCTTCCGGCTCCTGATGGTTAGATTCGAGGTGATCCAGTTGGCCAAGACCACGACAGTACAGCCCAACCTGCCTGACGGCATCGAATGGCCCGAGGCGACCGTACGATGGTGGGAGCATTTGGCTTCCACTCCAGGCGCGGACTCGTGGACGGAGGCCGACTGGGACAACCTCATGAACGCCGCCCTGATCCATGCGGATATCTGGGGTTCCGGCAATTTCGCCAGCGTGCCTGTTTTGAACAAGCTGTTGCAGGATTACGGGATAACGCCCGCCGCGCGCAGCCAGATCATGCAGGCGAAGGTGAAACAGCAGGAGCGGCATACGCCGCTTGACGAGATAGCCGAACGACGGAAGCTGAGGGTGATCCAGGGTGGCAAGGCGAAGAGGAGTACAGGAACCTAGCTTCGCTCTGGTTCCCAAGCACGCGCAGTCCGAGGGAGGAGAGGCGTGCGCGCTCGCTGCCGGTTATGACATGAAGCCGGACAAGTGGCAGCGCATCGTGCTCGAGGGGTGGCTCGCCACGGATTCGAAGCTGCAATGGGCGGCGTCGGATTGCGGGTGCGCGGTGCCGCGCCAGAATGGCAAGAACGCGATTCTCGAGTTCACGGAATTGTATCTTGCCGCGATTCTCGGTATGAAGGTTCTGCATACGGCGCATGAGGTGAAGACCTGCCGCAAGCATTTCCTGCGCATGAAATACTATTTCGAGAACGCGCGCAAGTTCCCCGAACTGTCGGAACTGGTCACCTACATTCGAGCCACGAACGGCCAGGAGGCCATCGTGTTGAAGAACGGTGGCAGCATCGAGTTCATCGCCCGGTCGAAGAGTTCGGGCCGTGGTTTCACGGTGGACGTGCTGGTGTGCGACGAGGCGCAGGAGCTGACCGACGAGCAGATGGAGGCCATACAGCCCGCCATCAGCTCGGCACCCTCGGGCAATCCGTTGACCATCTACACTGGAACGCCGACCCCGCCGACTTCGCCGGGCACGGTGTTCGCGCGTATGCGCCGCAACGCGCATCGTGACAAGCCGCCGAAGAACCTGTGCTGGTTCGAATGGGCGGCGAACGAAATCGGCGACGTGCACGACCAGCAACGCTGGTACCGATACAATCCATCGCTCGGCACCCGACTGCTGAAGAACGTGGTCGTTTCCGAATCGGAGAAGATGACCCCTGACGGTTTCGCCCGCGAACGCCTCGGCTGGTGGAACGATCAGGCCGGCGCGTTGTCCGACATCGATGTTGACGAGTGGGCCAAGTGCAAGACCGACAGGCCCTGCATGGACGGCTACAACTCGTATGCGGTCAAGTTCAGCGCGGACGGCGCGAACGTCACCCTCGTGGCGTGCGTGCGCCCGCCCAGCAAGTCGGGTGAATTGCCTCACGTGGAGGTCATCGCCTCGCGCAGTATGCGCGGTGGCACCGGTTGGCTGGCCGATTGGCTGGCCGCCGAGAAGGACGGTGCGGAACGGTGGCGCAAGGCCATCGGCATCGTCGTAGACGGGCGTGTTGGAGCGCCTACTCTGGTCAACAGCCTCATCGATAAGGGCGTGTCCAAAAGAGTGATCGTGGTTCCGCGTCCTTCCGACATGGCGGACGCTTGTTCGATGCTCGAACAGGCCGTGAACGATCACAGGCTTACCCATTTCGGACAGCCGCTGCTTGACGAGGCGGTGGGTCATGCGAGGCATAGGACAATCGGAGACGGGTTCGGCTACGAGCCGTCCATGGAGAACGTCGATGTGAGCCCCGTGGAAGCGGTGGCTCTCGCGTATTGGAACGTCAAGACTTCCAAGCGTCATCCAGGCAGAAGAGCGAAGGCGGTGGCATTCTGATGCAGATCCCGAATCTTGAAGGCGTGCAGGTCGATAATCTGCCCGAGGAATGCCGAGAACCGTGGGATTTGATGATACGTCAATGGTCACAGAAGCTCGAACGTAACCTTTTGCGCACCAAATACTACGACGGACGAAACGAGCTTAAGAATCTGTCCATCGCAGTGCCGGACAGCATGGCGGGGATAAGCGAGGTCGTGGGCTGGCCGCAGAAGTCGGTGGACGCTTTGGCCGACCGCATCGTGTTCGATGGTTTCGTTGGAGTCGGCGACGACAGCCGCGACCCGTTGGGTTTGGATTCGATTCTTTCCGACAACGACTTCGACGTGGAATTGCCGCAGGCCATCCGCAGCGCGCTCACCCATTCATGCTCGTTTCTGAATGTGCGCAGCGCGGAACCGGAAGACGGCCTGCGTTCCAAGGTGTCGGTATCGTTCCGCAGCGCCCTCTACGAGACGGGCCTGTGGGATTACGCCCGTCGTGGACTGTCGGCGGCGTTGTCGATAACCGATATCGACCGCTCACAGTACGCGCAGACGAACACCATCGTGCCTTCCGAACTCATGCTCTACATGCCCGGCTACACGATTCGCATCCGTCGCACGCAATCAGGCCGCTATCATGCGGACGCTCTCCGGAACACGTACATGGATCACGTGCCCGTGTACCTGATCCCCTACCATCAGGACCTGAACCGCCCCTTTGGCCGTTCGCGCATCAGCCGCGAGGTCATGAGCATCACCGACACGGCGGTGCGCACCATGCTGCGCATGGAGGTAAGCGCGGAATTCTATTCGAGCCCGCAACGCTATCTCATCGGCGCGGATGAACCGCCAGAGGACAAGAACGGCAAGAAACTGACCGGCTGGGAAGCCACCATCTCGAAGATGCTCAACATCAGCCTCAACGAGGACGGCCAAGCGCCCACCATCGGCCAGTTCACGCAGATGACCATGCAACCGCACACCGACATGCTTCGCGCCCTCGCGGCACGCATGAGCGGAGCGACCGGAGTTCCGCTCAATCAGTTCGGCGTGATGACGGATTCCGGCCCCTCCTCGTCCGAAGCGATCATGGCGGCCGAAAGCGAGCTTGTCATCGAGGCGAAGAACGCCTGCCGCGCCATCGGAGTGCAACTACGCAAGGCCGCGAGGGACATCGCCATCCTCAACGGCACCAGCGAGGACAGCGACGAGCTCAATCGGCTTCAGGTCAACTGGCGTGACCCCGAACGCCCGTCTCAGGCCGCGCTCTCCGATGCCATCGTGAAGCAGGTGACGGCCATCCCATGGCTCGCCAACTCCGACGTGATTCTGGAAAAACTCGGCTACACGGATTCCGACATCACACGCCTATTGGCCGACAAGCGCAAGGCCGAGACCCGCAGCGTGCTTGACTCCCTCGTGAACGGAGGCAACAAGGATGACGGACAGCCAACAGCTGAATCAGCTACAGGCCAGCCAAACCAGGGCGGTGGAACTGGCTCGCCACGATCTGGCGAAACTATGGGAGACGCTGCAACAGCTCAGCCCTGAATGGCAGCGTGACATGCTGCTCGACTACGTGCCGCAACTGGTCGCCAAATACGGTGACCTCGCGGCGCAGGCCGCCTACGAATGGTATATGCGCGTCCGTGGCGAATCGGTGCCAGAACCATGGGAGTCCGACCTATCCGACTCGTTCCCCGGCGACGGCATCGACAAGACCATACGCTGGCAGGCCGGCCACCTGTGGACTGACCCGCAGACCATGCAGGCGTATCTGGCCGGCGCGATGCAACGCTGGGTCATGTATTCGGGGCGAGAGACAGTTGCCCGCCTATGCGAGCACGACCCGTCCAAACCCCGGTACGCGCGCGTGCCGAGAGGCGCGAAGACGTGCGCGTTCTGCACGATGCTCTGTTCGCGAGGCTGGGTGTATCACAGCGAGAAGACCGCGAAATACGCCAAAGGCTCGTTCAGCCTGTTCCACGACGATTGCGACTGCCAGATCGTGCCCGAATGGGACCGCGACCAAGCTCACATCGAGGGCTATGACCCAGACCGCATGTACTCGGAATACATGCACGCACGCAGCCTCATCGAGAACGGCGAACTGGACGACGACACTTATCGGATGATAAAGGCCACCACGAAAGGCGACCCCGAGAATCCGAACGACCCGAACACGATCACCTATGTGATGCGGCGACTCTACCCCGACCGTTACAAGGACGGCTACGGGGTTCCCCGACCGTCGCACTCGAACTGAGATTTTCCCTGACCACCCGCACGGGTGGTTTTTTTATGCCCGAAACGGGCCCCAACCATAGGAGGAACCATGACCGAAGAGGCCAACGGCAACCAGCAGGCGGCATCGACCGAGAACGGAGCGAAGCCGCCCGAAATCGACTACGAGGCCAAATACAAGGAGGCCATCGCCCATTCCCGCGAATGGGAGAAACGCGCCAAGGACAACAAAGCCGCCGCCGACGAGCTGCAACAGCTCAAGGAGGCCCAACTGTCCGAAGCCGAAAAGACCGCCAAACGCATCAAGGAGCTTGAAGCCAAGAACGCCGCTTACGAGGCGGAGAAACAGCAGAACGAATGGAAGACGCAGGTTTCCAAGGAAACCGGCGTGCCCATCGGACTGCTGCACGGCTCCACGCTCGAAGAGATGCAGGCCAACGGCAAGGCGCTCGCCGACTACATCGCCGACAAGACCAAGCCGGAGGTGCACGCCTCCTCCGAATCCAACCAGCCGCCAGCACCTTCCGGCACATCCGGCGACTGGCTGCGCGATCAGTTCCTCAAGCAGAAACGCAAATAAACCTCATAGAAAGAAGGAATGACAATGGTTTCCAACGTGAACAGCATCATCACCAGCGGCGATCTCGGCGGCGGACTCATCCCCACCGAGCATTCGACCCAAATCATTCAGAACGCACCCAAGACGAGCGTATCCCTGACCCGTATGCGTCAGATTCGCATGAGCACCCGCACGCGCACGCAGCCGGTGCTCGATTCCAAGCCAATCGCCTACTGGGTGGGCGGCGATACCGGCCTCAAGCAGACCACGAAGATGAAATGGTCTGGCCTGAGCATCACGGCCGAGGAGCTTGCGGCCATCGTGCCCATCCCCGAAGCCGTCATCGCGGATTCCGGCATCCCTCTGTGGGAGGAGGTCACGCCGCGTCTGGCTGCCGCGCTCGGCTACAAGCTGGACCAGGCCACCCTGTTCGGCGTGGACAAACCGTCCAGCTTCCCTGACGGCATCATCCCGCAGGCCATCGCGGCGCATAACACGCTCACCCAGGGCAAGGACCTCGCCAAGGACGTGGCCTCCATGGGCCAGAAGCTCGCCGAACAGGGCTTCGCCATGAACGGCTTCGCCAGCAAGCCAGGCCTCAACTGGGAGCTTATCGGCCTGCGCAACGCCAACGGCAGCCCGATTTACGTGCCCTCGCTCGCCTCCGGCGCGCCGTCCACCCTCTACGGTTTCGGCCTCAACGAGGTCGACAACGGCGCATGGGATACCACCAAGGCCGTGCTGCTCGGTGCCGACTGGTCGAACTTCGTGGTCGGCATTCGACAGGACATCACCTACAAGCTGCTTGACCAGGCGGTTATCACGGACGATGACGGCAAGGTGATTCTGAACCTCGCGCAGCAGGACTGCGTGGCCATGCGAGTCGTGTTCCGCGTCGGCTTCCAGATCGCCAACCCGATCAACGACGTGCAGTCGGACAAGACCAAGCGCTTCCCGGCGTACGTCATCGCGCCGGCCACCGGAGCGTCGCCGGCCGCCTAAAAGTGATGGCCATGGAACTGAAGCTGCCGGCCGCAGCACGCGGCTTCGGCATCATCGCATCCTGACATTAAGGAGGCCGCCATGTTCGACGACACGGGAGAAAACCCATTTGCCACGCATTTGGAATTGGCCAAACGCTGGAAGCAGATGCCGGATGACCCCGATTATGTGGACCAGCGTCTGGCCGACGCCTCGCAGTTCCTCCGCGAACAATGCCCCGACTGGCGGAACATATCGCGGGCGACGCTTGAACGCATCGCCTGCGAGCTCGCCAAGGACGCGATCTCGTCCGACATGCAGACCGAGGGCGCGGGGTTCGATACCACCGGTGCCAGCAATCTCAGCCTCACGGCGGGGAGTTTCACCCAATCCATGACATTCGCGAACCCTCGCGGCGAATTCTATCTGTCCAAGGGGCAGAAGAAGGCGCTCAGGCTCACCGGTCAACGCTTCTACAGCATCGACCTGTCGAACGGGGAGGCGTCATGAGGGGCGAAACCGTGAAAGTGGCGCGCTACACGCCCACGGGCGAGGCCGACCCGGGCGGTTCGCCCGTCACGAAGGTCGATATCGAATCGGTGGGCAACGTGCTCGTCTCGCCGGGTGCCATGTCGAATGCAACCGATTCGCTGCGCCCTGACGGAGTGACCGTGGCGTTCACGTGCCTGTTCCCCCGCTCCTATGAGTTCCGCAGCCTGCGTGGGGCGGGGGTGCGCATCGACGGGCATGAATACAAGGTGATTGGCGACCCGAGGCCATTGGGCGGCGGCATGAAGCCGACCGCCTGGAACCTCACGGTCGAAGTCACCGACACGGAGGGATAGTGCATGAAACGGGTGAAACTGCATTATTCGGCATTCCAAGCGTACAGGCGCAACGAGTGTTCCAAGGCCGCCATGGCCGAGGCCGAAAAACTGGCGGCGAGGGCGAACTCGATGGGATCTCCCACGCACGCCGGCCAGCCACTGTACACGGCGTTGGGCCCGCAGGCCAGTCCCGAAGGTGCCACCGCGCTGGTGCATACGGAGAACACCGCCGCCCGCGTGGACAACGCCATGCACAACACGCTCGCCAAGGCGCTGGGAGGCGGCTGATGAACGCGGAGAAGCTCGTCATGGACTGGCTCAACGCGGCACCCGAACTCAAGGATTATCCCGCGAGCTTCGAGGTTCCCGCCGAATCCAGCGCCACGAACCGTATCCCGTTCGTCACCGTGGAACGCACGGGAGGTTCGGAAGGCCGGTTCGTGTCGAGACCATTGATCGCTGTGCAGGTGTGGGCCGCTTCACGCTGGGAGGCTTCGGACGTGGCACAGCGTCTCGTGCTGCCACGGTTGAAACGCATCGTTGAACTGCCCGAGGTGGCCGATTGGGACATCACCGGCCTGACCGACTTTCCCATGCCGGACAGACGGCCACGCTACCAGATACTCATCCAGCTCACCGTCAAGACCGACGAATGAGCATCATTTCCAGAAAGGGCCTAATCATGGCTGATGAAACAACAACGAAGAACAATTCCACAAACGTGTCGTTCGGCAAGTTCAAGGTCGGCGGCTACGCGTACGCGGCACCCGTCGGCACCGCATTGCCCACCGACTCGGAAAGCCCGCTCGCCCCCGCTTTCCAGCTCATCGGCTACCTCAGCGCGGACGGCATCAAGAACACGACCGACACCAACACCGCCGAGGTCAAGGACGCGAACGGTACGACCGTGATGAAAGTCATCTCCAGCTACGCCGAAAGCTACCAGTTCGTGCTCATCGAGTTCCTGCGCAAGGCAGCGGCGCAGATGCGCTACGGCAACGACGCGGTGACCGGCAGGGACAAGAGCATGGTCATCAAGCATCAGATGCCCGACGATACACCGGTCTCGCTCGTGTTCGAGATCGTTGCAACCGGCAACGTGAAGGACCGTACCGTCATCGGTTCCGCAACCCGTTCCGAATTCGGCGACCGCCAGACGCATTCGAGCGACGTGATCGGCTATGACGTCACTGTGGCCGCTAACGACATGGGCGATGGTGTCACCTCCATCGAATATATCGGCATCCCAAAAAGCCAGAGTCTCTGACCGTGACCGCAACGGCTCGACTAGCCAACGCTTCCCCTCGCGGATTCCTTTCTTCTCTCCTTGCCGCGAGGGGAACTCCTCTTTTGACCGGCAAGGAGAGAACCGCTTTTTTTATCAAGGAGAATCAGAATGTCACGCAACCGAAGCCACCGCAATACAAACGCCAACCAGATTGCCAGCCATCCACAGGACCACAAGCAGTCCAAGAATACGGTTCGCCGTGTCAACGTCCGTGGAATCGATATCGATATCGACCCGAAGGTTTTGGACGATTGGGAGTTCATGGAATCGCTCTACGACCTTCAAGCCGACCCGAAGGGCAACGCCTTGCAAATCATCCCATTCCTACGCCGACTTCTCGGCGACTCATACGGCAAGGTCAAGAACGAATTACGAGGCGCTGACGGTCGTATCGACGGCGAAACCATGGGCACCTTCCTGACCGAGCTGTTCGAGGAGCTAGGCAAGGCTTTCCCAAACTCATGACGCTCGTGCTCCTTCTCGACCGCTGCCCAGAACAACTGGCAGCGGACATGAGAAGAGAGTACGGGCTTGCCGTCCGAGACCTGCCACCAATGCAGGCCGCGCTGCTGGCCGTGAACCTGCCGGACGGATCGCGTGTCTGGCAAGAACTGAACACGGCGCGCGCGTGGACGTTCGACCAGTATCTCGCCGTCCTGCGCATCGAACAGATGAACCAGTGGATGTGGGCCAACGAGGACCCGAGGAAACGAGGCCCCCGCCCACAACCGTTGCCGCGTCCAGGCAATCCACTGCCAAAATCATCCCACGAGTCCGGCCAGCAGCCCGAAAAACCCGATGGGAATACCGTACGCCGCACGCGCACCATCAAGGCAGTGGGCATGACCGTCGAACAACTCGACCGATTCATGAACCAACGGTTCACAACCGTGAACAGTGTGAGGAACCGACCGCAGACCGGACAACCATAACCAAACAGAGGAAGGCGAAGCAATGGCCTATAATCTCGCGACCGCCTACGTGCCCATCGTCCCCTCGATGGAAGGCGTCGGCAAGGCCATCGAAAAAGCGTTCGGCGACGCATCCCAGAACGCGGGAAACAAAGGCGGCGGGAAGGCCGGCAAGGGCTTCGCGTCCGGCCTGCTCGCCAACGGCGGCATCATCGGCGCGGCTGCGGCGGTCACGACCAAGGCCATGGGCGTCATCTCGAACAGCATCGGCAGCGCGGTCGGCCGCGCCGATCAGATGAACAATTTCCCGAAGGTCATGAAGAACCTCGGATACAGTTCAGAGGACGCGGCCACCTCAATCAAGAAGATCACGAACGCGCTCGACGGCCTGCCCACCACCAGCTCGGCCATGACCGGCATGGTCCAGCAGCTCGCCCCACTGACCTCGAACCTCGACGAGGCCACCGACATCGCTTTGGCGTTCAACAACGCCATGCTCGCCGGCGGCGCTTCGACCATGGAGCAGGAGAACGCGCTCACCCAGTACACGCAGATGCTGTCTGCCGGCAAGGTGGACATGCAGGCATGGCGCAGCATTCAGGCCGCCATGCCGGGCCAGCTCAACCAAGTGGCCGAGGCCATGCTGGGCGCAGGGAAGAACTCAAACGACCTGTATGAGGCCATGAAAAACGGGTCAATCAGTTTCGATGATTTCAACAAGAAGGTCATAGAACTGAACCAGAACGGTTTCGGCAAATACGCCTCGTTCGCACAGCAGGCCACGGACGCGACCCAGGGCATCGGCACGGCCATGGAGAACGTGAAGAACCGCGTCGCCAAGGCCGTGCAGAAGATCATCGATGCCGTCGGCGTGGAGGACATCGCCGGCGCGATCAACAGGTTCAGCTCCCAGTTCGGCAAGGTGGGTGACGCGGCCGCCGGCATGGTCACGGACGTGAAGAAGAAGCTCTCCGAAGCGGGCGAGTGGATCACGGGCCTGTACGACAAGCTCGACAAGACCGGCGCGATAACCCGGTTCAAGGACACCATTTCCACGGCGTTCGAATCCGCGCGCAGCCGCGTCACCGAGGCGGTAGACCGCATCGCCGGGTCGTTCAAGGGCCTCGTGCCGGACGGCGCGATAGTCTCCGCCATCGAGGGCGTGCTCAAATACGTGGGCACGGTGTTCTCCGACTTCGCGGACTGGATCGCCGACACTGTCGAATGGTGGAGCAAGTTCATCGCCGCACTGAAAGACACCGGGGCCGTGCAGCAGCTGGCCGGCGCGTTGGGCGGCCTGTTCGACGCTATCGGCGACGTCGCTGACGCCTTCCGTGATGCCGGCGACATGGCCGAATCAACGGCCGGCAGCTTCGACTCGGCCAAGGGCTCCGCGGAACTGCTGGGCACGGTTATCAAGATCGCGGCCGACCTCGTGCAGAAGATGGCCGACCATCTCAAACGCGTGGCCGAATGGGTGAGAAAATTCACCGACACTCTCTCCGACAGCGGCGCATTGGACACGTGGAGGGACGCGCTCGAACGCATATTCTCCGCGCTCGGCGACGCCCTCGGCTCATTGAACCGGCTCGGCAAGGCGTTGGACGGCGGCAAGAAGTCCGCCGAAGGGGCGGGTGACGGGCTCGACACGGCCGCCGCCGCCGCGAAAGGATTCGCCGCGTACATCGGGGCGGTCGCCAATGTGGTCGAGATCGTCGCCGGAGTGTTGGACGGCATCGCGTCGGCGGTCGGCAAACTCGCCGACGGCATCGACTGGCTCAACCAGAAGTTCCCCATCCTCGGCCAGGTGATCGGATTCCTGCTCGACCCGATGGGCTCGCTGACCGCCGTGGCCGGCAACCTGTTCGGCTTGTTCTCCAGCGACGCCGGGGCCAACGCCGTCAACGGCTTCTCCTCCACGTTCGTGGAACCGGTGAAGGCCAAGCTTGACGAGATCGGACAATGGTTCCAATCATTGCCGCAGAAGGCCATGGACGCGGGAAGCCAGTTCCTGACCAACATCGGCCAATGGCTCCAGCAGCTGCCGTCACAAATCTGGACATGGCTGACCCAGACCATCCAGAACGTGCAGGCATGGGGAAGCCAGATGATGGCGCAGGCCGGAGACGCGGGAAGCCGGTTCCTGACCGGGCTTGGCCAATGGCTCCAGCAGCTGCCGTCACAAATCTGGACATGGCTGACCGGCACGATAAGCAGCGTGCAGGCATGGGGCGGACAGATGGGGGCGGGCGCGAGCAACGCCGGCAACCAGTTCCTGTGGGGCATCACCGGCACATTGCAGAGCCTGCCCGGACGCATACAAAGCCTGTTCTCCAACGCGGGCTCGTGGCTCATCTCATCCGGCCGCAGCATCATGGAAGGCCTCGCCCAGGGCATCAGGAACGGCATCAGCGCCGCCGTTGACGCCGCATCCAACGCGATGGAGGCCGTCTCGAGACTGTTCCCACACTCCCCGGCGAAGGAAGGCCCGTTCAGCGGCCACGGCTGGACCCTCTACTCCGGCCAAAGCATCATCGACGGTCTGGCCGAGGGCATGCTCCAACGCCGGGCCGGCCTCGTGGACGCCACCCGCGCCGCGATCAGCCCGGCCAGCATGGAACTCATGCACGGCATGGACACGCCACGCCCTGGCGTCGGCACAGGCACCGCGAACGGCACATACCAGAACCAGTCCGACGAACTATTGGCCGAAATCCGCTCCCTACACGCGGACCTACCGCTGATTATGGAGAAGCTTGGCATCGAGGTGGATGGTCGTGAACTCGGAAGGGTGATACGCAATGCGATCGCTTAGTTATATATGCGCCTCGACCGGCGAGACGATCCCACTGGAAGGGCCCGATATCTGGGCTCAGACGGCGGATGGGTTGCGCGGTCGCGAATGGTCGTGCACCCTCAGATACCGGAGTCTGACCGGAGTAAGTCGTACGGCGCGCAAGGTCGAGCTGGACCTAACCTACGTCCGCTGCCCCGAGAAGGTGGCCTGGACGCGCCGCCTGTTCGATGCCGACGTTGCCGCAGGAACGCCGGGCATGCTGGACGCGGACGGCTGGACCACGCGCGCCTACGTGGTCAAGGCGGAGCCGCAGACCATCACGCCGGTGATAATCCAGCAGAAGCTCACCGTCGTCCTGTTGGACGGCATCTGGCGCAAGGCCGGGGAATCGCAGCACTTCTGGAGCGACGCGCTCACGCCCGGACTGGACCTCGATTACCCGTACGACCATCCGCATGATTATCTGGCGACCACGAGGAACGCGGTGGCCTCGAATCCCATGCCCACTGCCATGCCGTTCCAGATGGTGATATTCGGGCCGGTGTCGAACCCGCAACTCACGTTGGGCGGCAACCGGTACGCGCTCGACATGGACATACCCTCGGGCTCCTACGTGACCGTCACCTCGATTGCAGGCCGTCGCACCATCGTCATGACCGCCGAGAACGGCGACGAGACCAACGTGTTCGACAAGGGCCGGCGCGGAACCGGTCTCAACGGGGGCGAATACATCTTCCAGCCGATACCGGCCGGCGATTCCATCGTGCAGTGGAGCGGCTTCGGCGTCGATTTGACCGTCTATCAGGAGGAAAGCGAGCCACCATGGTCGAACTGATTGTCACCGATGCGAGCCACGTGGACCAAGCCAGTCTTGAGGGCTTCACGCTCGATGCCGCGTGGGGCGCGGACGAGAACGACTTCGAACTGACCGTGGACCGGCTCATCGACGCCGGTAGCTACGTGTATTTCGACGGCGGCGAATGCGGGGGCGTCGTGGACTCCCTGAAGGACTCGCTGAAGGACGGCCGCAGCACCCTCACCTACGGCGGTCGCACGTGGCACGGCATGTTGGCGAACAAGATTTTGGAGCCTGATAAGGGCAAGGATTATCTGACGGTTTCCGGTTCCGCTTCCTCGGTCATCGGCTCGCTCATCAGTCGCGTCGGCCTTGACGGCGTGTTCGACGCGGTGGACTCGCCCGCTGCCGGCGCGCAGACCATCAAGCAATACCAGTTCGACCGCTACACGGACTGCTATACGGGTTTGCGGAAGATGTGCGCGGCCAACGGACTGAAACTCAGGCTTGCCTATACGTCCGGTCAGGTCAACATCTGGGCCGAACCTGTCGCGCATTACGGCGACTCGATTGATTCCGATTTGATCGATTTCGACGCGACCCGCACGTGGAGGAAACCGAACCATCTCATCGGCCTGGGCAAGGGCGATTTGGCGGCCCGCGTGGTCGTCCACTGGTATGCGGACGCGAAAGGCAACGTCACCCAGACCCAGTCGCTCAGGGGCGTGGACGAGATAACGCAGGTCTACGACTACAGCAACGCAGAAACCGCCGAACTGAACCAGAAGACCCGTGAAAAATTGCAGGATCTGCAATCCGAGGGTGATGTGAAGGTCACCGTCCGCGACGACGCCAACGTGGTGTTCGACGTTGGCGACACCGTTACCGCAAGGGATAATCTCACCGGCATCACCGTCAACGCGACTATCAGCAAGAAAATCGTCAAGGTCTCCAACGGCGTCCTAAGCGTCGATTACGAGGCCGAATAACAAGGGAGGACACGCCATGGCGCGTATCGACAATGCGACGGTCATGCAATGCGACCGGTGCGGCAGGAACAAGTGGTACAAGGATCTGGACGATCCGGATATCAAGACGTGGTACAACGTCAACCGGTTGGATTCCACCGGCACGGGCCACGATTACCTGTTCTGCGAGCAGGATTACGCGGACTATGTGAACAAGCTCAAGGACTTCGACAACAGTTTCGACAGTTGGATGCAGGACGGAGGCAAGCGGAATGGCTGAACTCGTCACCGGGCATGCGAACAAGGCGCATGTCACCGCCGAACAGGCCGCAGGCCTCAACGCCGGCATCCTCGGCTTGGACGACTACGTGCTCGACGTGCACGACAAGCTCAAAATCACCGTCGTCTCCGCGAACAAGGTGACCGTCGGCACGGGCGAGCTTGTCATGCAGGGTCGCCACGTCAGCCAAGGCACGCCCGAGGACCTGATCGTCACCAACGGCTCGCAGGGTCAGAAACGCAACGATCTGATCGTATGCCGGTATACGAAGGGCTCGCAGAGCATCGAGAGCGCGAAACTGGTCGTGGTCAGGGGCACGCCCACCACGGGCACGCCCACCGACCCCGCCGTGAACACCACCAGCCCGTTGGACGGGGGCACCACCTACGACATGCCCCTGTACCGCATCCCGTTGGATGGCATCGCCATCGGCACACCGGTCCCCCTGTTCAACGTTTTAAGGCCGATGAGCGACGTGTGGGATTCCCTAACCCAGACCAAAGTGCTGACGCTGATTAACTCCACTTACGGTACCGTCAAAGGCTACCGTCGCGGCTCGCTCGTCACGTTGCGCATCGACTGGAGGT